ACTACCGTTGTGACGACTATCGTCCGCTAAGGTTATAACTGCCCTAACACCTTCTTTCTTCAATAACCTTATACTGTTACCCAATAGATAAGAAGTTGCATTAGTACCGTTTAAATTGGGTAATACACATAATCTACTAAGTTCTAATACTGTTTGGTCGGTATTGGGTAATCCGAACCAACCTTTTAAGGCAACATTACCTTGTGGATTACTAAAAGTAGTTACACCCATTAACTCGTTTGTTTCCTTATAGTACAGACCAAAAGAAAACTTAGCAAAGAATTTAGCGTCACCCAAATAATGGTATGTCTTAACAAAGTCATAAGCCACTTTTTTATCAATTTGTTTAATCACAAAAATTGTGTTCGCCTTTACTTCTCTAGTAATGAACTTTATAATATTATCCATAGTTTAAGTTTAAACAATAAAAATTACAACCTAAATATTTATTAAAAAAAGAATGTTATATGGCAGAAAAAATTTCAGAATTCAAACTACAAGAACCTTTAAGAACCAATAGATGGTTATTAAAAGCAGGTAAAGTACCAGTGTGGTTGGTTCGTTCCACAAACTTAGAGACCTTTGTTGAGAAGGGAAAAACTTATACAAAATTAAATTTTTCCTTATTAAACACGGTTGATTACACAATAGTACCTGATGATGTTATTCAGTTAAGAAAAATTAAATTAGAATTTTTAGATTCAGTTGGTCACGTAATTAACGGTTACGACATGAATGTTGAATTTGAAAAAATGAGTTTAAAGTGTGATTATTCTGACGATGGTTTATTAACCCACAATTTTGTCTTCTACGTTAAAAATTTAAACCAACTTCATACCAATGTTGGTGAGGAATCTGAAAAAGAAATTGTAGAAAATTACAAGAACAATAAGAAAAAAGAAGAAGTGAGGATTTAGTCCTCATTTTTTTTATTATTGGATACTTAAAAATTTTTTAATTATATTTTTTAAAACCGATTCTTCCTGTCTGAGTAGATACGGCGGTATTTCTAAAGAACCAAAATCTTGCTTATATCTCATATCCCAATATATTCTATCAACCAAATCTTTTTTATTACCCCTAACAGGATATGGTTTTTTGTCAATTATTATATATTTATCACCCATAAATTTTGACATGTTTTTTGGGTAATCGGTTAAAAGTTCATCAATAAACCCAATAGGGTAATATTTAGTTAAATTTTCTAAGAGGTCATCATGTAATAAATCATTGATTTCAGATTCTTTTAATATTTTACGGATAATATTTCTCACAATTATAAATATCTGTAAAAATTAAATAAAATTTTTAACAGTTTTTTCACTGTTATTAGATATTTATAATTATATGGGAAGAAAAAAGAAATATTTAACAGAGGAAGAAAAAATAGAGGCTAACAAACGTTGGTGCATGGAATATTATGAACGTAATAAGGAATTAGTACGTGAAAAAAATAAAAAAAGATACCATGAAAGAAAAAAAGGAAAATGAATTCTATTATGTGTATAAACTAACTAACCCGATAACTGGTGAGTTTTATTTTGGTAGTAGGAAATCAAAAAAACAGCCACATGAGGATTATAAATATTTAGGTAGTATGAAGACTTGGATTATAGATAAGTCCGTTTTAGTTAAAACAATAATTAAATCAGATTTTAAGTCACATGAAGAGTGTGTGATTTATGAAAGTGAAATTATACGTCTAAATATAAATGATATTTTAAATAGGAATTATAATATACCAAATGTTGGGTTTTATACTAAAGGTAAAAATTGTGGTGGTGATAAAAATTCATTTTACGGTAAAAAACATAGTGAAGAACATAAAAAACTTATATCTAATTTAACTAAAGGTGAGAAAAACCCATCCTATGGTAAAAAATGGGTTAATAACGGTAAAGAAACCATTTTAATAGAAAAAGAACGGTTAGGTTATTATTTAAACAATGGTTGGGTGTTTGGTAATTTAAATTCTGTCACATTTAACACTTCCAATAGAAAGTGGGTTAATAATGGTGAAAAAATGTTATATATAAAAGAAGAGGAATTAAGTTATTATTTAAATAATGGTTGGGTTTCAGGCCGTATTATTACAAATAAAATGTTAGAGGGCAACAAAAAAATAAGTCAAACTTTTAAACTTAGAAAAACAAAAAAGGGTGAATAGTTCACCCTTTTTTTACACTGTTACCAACGTATTTTCAACCAAAGTTTTTGACTCGATATCATCCCAAGTAGATATTAATTGTTTAGCGTATTCAGTCTCACGGCCAGTCCAGCCTCCTAAAACACTTCCTCTGTAAATATTTTCAGGTACAACTGAGTTATTGTAACCAGCTACTTGGACTGTGAAGACGTTAACTTTTGGGTTAACCTTACTACGGTATTCATCAACCATCTTTAAAACATCAACATAACTGCCACCCTTTTGGTGTATGTCCGCTTTGTTAATACCTTGTCCGTAAAGACCACCATGCCCTGCTTGCATATCACTATATATAAAGATAGTATCATAGTGAACTTTTTTATCAATTGCTTCACGTAGAAACAACCAAATACCGTGTTCACAAGATTGACCTTGTGCTTTACCTCTTTTACAAGTTTCTTCCAACTGAGTAATAATACCGTCTCTTTTAGAAACAGGTTTTAAACTTAATCTTTCACCAAAAACACCAACATATCCTTCATCAGAACATAATGCTGTGATGATAGAAGATAAGTTCGCAATTTCCGCGATGTGTGTACTTCCGTATTCAGAAGTCATTTGACCCCAAGAAGAACCTGAGTTATCAGACAAACAAGCCACCTTACCCTTTAATTTAGGAAAGTTTGCTAAGGAGATATCCAAACACTCTTGTAAAGTGTCAAGAATTATACCCTTGTGATTAATATTAATATTAACAATTTGCTTATATGCCGTGTAATAACGAAATGGGAATTGTTTACCATAAATAACACCACCTTTAAGGTCAGCCATCACTTTTTTAGCCAACTCTGTATCGTTCACCTCAGTAAAAATACCACGAAGGTTTCTTAAAAGAGCCATGTGTGGAACCTTAATTGTGTTAAGAATCTCCTTCCAAGTTTTACCTTGGGATTTTAAAGACTCCCATGTTTGTTCCGTTTCAGAAACAGCCACGTCACCATTCTTCATCAACTCATCAATAACTTCAGAGTGTGCGTGAGAAATACGAACCAAGTCAATTAAAGACTTTGATTTGTACTTATGGATTTGGTATCTTCCGAAAGTAGCCAACTTGTCTGCCCAAGTACGTTTTACGATAGAAGGAAGATTATTCTTAGAACCCTTCAAGAACATGAAGTAATCAAATTGATTGGTAATATCATCGGGACGACCAACGATTTCCATACCGATTTTCTTCATGAAACCTGGGTTTGCCTCATTAAATTCAACACGTTTCGGGTGTTGAGACGCTCTAATGAATATAACCGCTGGGTTAAGTCTCATGAACATTTCGTGACGAAGTTTCACCGCGAACTCAAGAGTGGCTTTGAAATCATAGTCCAATGCGGCATCAATGGTTTTTGTAAACACATCACTAGTTGTTTCACTTGGATCAGTGTACATACCTAAAATGTCGTGTCTCTTCAACGTTGACAAGTTTGATGGTTTATCATGAGAACCTCTGTAATAAGAAGGTTCACCAAAGATAGACGATGCTGCCACGATACGTAATGTATCCATTGGGTTCAATGTGTAAGATGTTCCACCATCGAAATTTTCTACTGCTTTTGATTTGAACTTTGTCATAACTTAAAATTTAATTATTAATACGTTTTTATTTAATTCTTCTGCCTTTTTAATTGAGTCTAGGGTACCTTTACTCTTGCCATCCCAAAAGGCTACTATTAATTCCGATTCATTTATAATATCTGTGTTTCTTAAAAACCCTGCTTTTCTACCGTGTGTTTTCCAATCAGGATAAAAAATCTTTGTCGGTATTTCATTTAACTTAGCGTACTGTTCACCTAGTGAGTCCGCCCCCATTGCTCCACCTGAAACCAAAAGTGTTATATTCAAAGTTGATAAGGTTTCCTTTACCAATTTATAATCACTGAATGTTCTACTACCTATTACTGCTACTTTCATGTTAATAAAATAAAAAAGTCCCTACAATTTTACTCGTAGGGACTGTCAGGTCTCACTACCGCAGTCTATGGACCGTGGCGTGGACAATATTAGTTCCTATTGAGTATATTAGATAAAAGTGTTTTGTCGTTTTTCATAAATTGATGTAACTTTTATCACCGCTTCAACAGAAGATTTTTAGATTCCTTAGAATTACCTGAGAATGTCTCAGAATAATGTTTCTTGTGTTCCCACCTAGGGGAAAACCAGGAGTAACCCTGAATAGGTTTGAGAGACGCTAATAAACTCGGGGATTTTAAAGATCCTACCTAAACTTTTTAGGTTTTAGAGTCGCTAATAAACTCCACAAAGTTACTTCAGATGATACTTTTGGTATCATTGGACTATACCTGTGAGAAAAAGTCCGGTTTCTGAATCATAGTTGTATATTTTGATGTAATCATCCCAACCGCTTCAGGTAAACTAAGAAAATCAATATTTTTAAGAACGTTTTGTTTGTTAATACTAATCATAAAAAGCGTTTCTGTCAATACGCTAGTTAAGTTTTTTTTAATTTAAAAAATAATTCCACTTATTTTTGTAGGTACCTAACTTACCTTTCATCACACGTTTTTCTTCACCATAAGTTTCAGTGATGGCTGCCAATTCGTTTGTTGGTACTACATAGATTTCAGGATCAACACTAACATCTTCAAATTTATTATTATAAATAACAAATACAACAAAATGGTTATCTTTTGCCACAACGTTATTAACAACTAAAGAAGAGTATCCTCTGACAGCCTTAACATCTACAGAAATAGGTTGTCCGTCTTTTTTAATAACACGGATGTCGACACTTTTTTTATTACCCTGACTCATGTAAGCCTCTAATTCCATTCTATAAAATTTAGAAAGTATTAGATATTCACTCGCAATACCTGTATTAAAAGTATCTTTTCTCATAGTGTAAAATTACAAACAATAACTGAATAAAAAAAGGGGTCACCCCCTTTTTTTTT